ACAAAGATTAGGTTTACCCCGTGAAACAAACAAGCAAATTAGAACTAGGTTAAAGAAAAGTAAAAAATAGGAGAGTATTATGGTATTGAGACTACCAAAGAAGAAAAGTAAAAGCATACCTAAAATAGGTAAACAACTTCAAGATTACATTGATAAGAATCCTGGTCGTATGACTAATAAGTATCTAAAAATAGCCCGAGACAGAAAACCAACTGGAAGGTTAAACATTGATGATTTTGATAATGCTCGATCTTCAATGACAATGTTAGAAAAAAAAATTAATAAAAGAAAAAAGAACAGAACAGGGGGAAGATGAGCGATCAAGAGATACTCAAGCAACGTGATTTATTGGACACGCTCCTCGCATCACGGAACACGGGTCAATATGATAGGTTAGAGAACATGAAGGTCATGGATTCAATCTATTTTAAAGAAAAACTACCCAAGAATGTGGTATTATTCCCATTACAAAGGATAAAAAGGTATGTACACTCAACTACCAGAAAGCCCCGTAAGAAAAGTTTATAAGTGCCGTCATTGCGGAGACGTGTCAATTAAGTTCTATGATCCAAAGCAAGATCGCGTGTATACAGCCGCTGAATGGGAAGTAATTATGACAGATGGACGCCAGGCATTAGATAAAGCACTAAGAATAGTGCGTGAAGATCCAAAGTTCTTTTCATAAACGCTGTTCTCTATAGATGTTTCTATGAGAAATTTATTTTAAATTATTTTTTTAGTAAAATACAAGTTACAAGGTTACAAGGTTACAAGTAGCAGAATACTTACCTTTTCTTGTAACTTCTTGTAACTTACAACTATTTACAAGTTACAAGATATCTATATTTTACGAAAAAAACTCGCATTTCTCGGAAATATTTAGTAATATAATTATTATTTGAGAAAAACATCTATTGAAAAGGTGCATTATGAAAGAAAATAACGACGTACTTATTCCTGAAGCATACTCTGATGCATTGTTTGACAGGAAACTATCGGAGAAACAAAGAAGATTTATATTGTTCCTTGTCCATTCTGAAGGTTTGAAAACAGCCACACAATGTGCGGTTGATGCTGGGTATGCTGCTGGTTCTGCACGAGTCAGGGCTTCAGAACTGCAAAACCCTGATAAATCACCACTAACTGCCAAAGCTATTGATATGGAAAGAAGAGCTGTGATGGATCGGTACAAGTGTACTCAGGAAAGGTCGTTGTCTACATTGGCTAGAATTAGAGACCAGGCGTCGTCTGCTGGTAATTACAATGCTGCCGTAGCTGCGGAGACCAGGCGTGGTCAGATAGCTGGGTTGTATGTTGATAAGAAAGAAATTCTTACAGGTACGATTGATTCCATGTCAAGAGATGAGGTAGAGAAGAAACTGCAAGACTTGAAGGAACAGTACAGTATTGAAACTACTTTTGAGGAAGTAAAAGAATTAGAAAATAAATCTTGACTATAAAATAGAATGGGACTATATAGGTTTTATGTGTAGCTGTAGCACATATAAAAAAAGACAGCCCTAAGCATAACTGGGAGGGGGCACTCTCCTGGGCTTAGGCAGGAAAGGAGAAAGTATGTTTACAAAAAAAGAAGCGTGGGCGTTGGTGGGTGGTTTATCAAATCCGTCTAAAATGCCTGGTTATGGTTATGGCTTATCAGCTAAAGATTGTATTACAGGAAGTAAATTACGTAAGATTGCCAATAGTGTGTGTGCTGGTTGTTATGCGTTAAAGGGGCGTTATGTATTCCCTAACGTGTATCAAGCTCATCAAAATAGATTAAAATCAATTCAAGATAAGTTATGGGTTGAGGCAATGGCTTTTTTAATTAATTGGCACAAAAAGAAAACACAATTTTTTCGTTGGCACGATAGCGGAGATTTACAAAGTGTAAGTCATTTAAAAAAGATTGTAGATGTTTGTAATAAAACAAAAGATATAAGCCACTGGTTGCCTACAAGAGAAGTTGGAATCGTAAAAGATTATAAAAAGAAATATGGGGAATTTCCTTTTAATTTAGTTGTAAGAATTTCTGCAACAATGATAAATGGAATACCTCATAAATTTCATAAGCACTCTTCAACAGTTGTAACAGATCAACAATTTGCAGAGAATCATTTATGTCAAGCATATAAACAAGATAATGAATGTAAGGATTGCAGGGCTTGTTGGGAGCCTAGAATATCTGATATATCATATTTAAAACATTAATTGGAGAAAGTATGTTAGCAATAATTAGACCAGACTTGTATGAGTATACTACATTACCTATGACCGACGAATTGTTCTGGCGTAGGATAGAGAACTTGAGGCGTGCAGCACTGACTGCTGAGAGCTTTGAGTTTAGGTTGTTGTATTATAATCAAATGATGGAACTGATGAAGAGGTGTCCATGATTCAAATGGTGCTTTTATTACTTGTTATACTGGTTGCTATCAATTGGAAACTAGCATTGATGATAGGTGTGTTTATTTATTATTTCGGTATTCCTTTTTGAAACCAGAATCAAAACTATGGCAAATGGTACGAAAGAACTTGTCAGATATACATTGGACTAGGTTTGAATCTTGGATAAATCAAGGCGTACCAGACTTGCATGGCATCTGTGATGGCATCAATATTTTTGTTGAGCTGAAAGTAACATCAAGTAACAAAATAAATATAAGCCCCTTTCAAAAAGTGTGGAATATTAAGCATACTTTACATGGCGGAAGATCCTTCATTATGCTTCAGCACCTCTCTCAGAGAGCACTGTATATATTCCCGTGTTCCGTGCTCCATTCTTCATTGTCCATTACCCCTTCCACAGCCCCCCAGTATAGAGTTAACCTGCCCGCGGACGCAGCTGCCTGGGCTGCGATCCAGGAACATCTTCTGCACTCTCCATTTCCATTACCGAAGCCCAATCCCACAGGGGACATATAGGGTCAGGCTGGTCCCGCAGCGGAACCTGCTGGCACGCCAGTCCACTTCCATTACGGAAAACCAAGCCCTTTTACCAGCATCAGGGATCCTGGTACGCAGCGCACCAGGCGTGGCAGGAGCTACTCCATCTCCATTCCATTGCTGGAAGCCAATCGACCGTTGTAGTATAAGGGATACATGCTGCACCTGCAGCTGCCAGGAGAACTTCAGGTACGCTGGTAGCCTCCATTCCATTGGCAGAGGCCAATCGTTTTAGGTAGTATAGTGTAAGGACTGGCAGCGTCACCAGCAGGAGCTGAAGTGCTGGTAAATAAAATGAATTTGCTACTTGACTATCTAATAAGATGGGACTATATACATACCTGTGGCTACCGAATCCGTTTGGAAGTTTCATGAACGGCCACACGAGTCAGGAGCTGAGGAGAACCCACGGGCTTCCCGAAGCAGATTTATCTGCCAGAAGCCCTGACTCACCTACATTAGAAAGGAACAAGATGACAGAGACTGTAACAGTAATAAAGAAAGAGCCCACCTGCGCTGACCTGGTGGATGAACAGTGGCGGGAGAGGCAGGAAGACCTGAAGAACCCTGAGTACGAAGCGCTCGGCTTCGACTACGTAGAACCGCATACATTCAACGACCAACCAGAAGGCTACTGGCGTTGGCAGTTCAGCTGGGGCGGCCCCAGCGACGAGCTCCGCGCATACGTGAACGAGCATTACGAAATCCATCGGTTAGAGTATTGGTACCTGGACTGGGGCGACGGCGCTTCATTGCTGGTGAACCAGGACGCAGCTGCCTGGGCACAGATGGAACAAATGATAGGACCGCGGTAGATGTTTCTGCTCATTGCATTGCTGCTAGCAACGCATCACCCTGCTGCGGGGCTTTTGCTGCTCTGCAGCTACCTGCTGCTGAAGTCGTTGTTCTAATGCCTCCACTCCATTCCATTAGCGAAACCTTTTGGTGTATATGGTATAATAGTAATACATGCTGCACCATGCGTGTCGGGAAGTTCGTGTGGAAAAAAAATTAAAATAAACTATTGACTTCTAATAAAATGGGATTATATAAGATATATTAACTAGAAAGACGAAAGGAAAATAAAATGTCAAAAGCTGTTAATATAATAGAAGTACTAGAGAAGGCACAACAAAGTCCTGCTAGTGTAAGTAAAAGAAATAAACAAGCTGTCGTTGATGCGTATGGTCGTGCGTTAACAATGCAGAAAGTTCTGGCAGACTTTATTAAAGTCAACAGGCAACTGATGATAGATTTGTCTATGAGTGAAAATGCAAACCTATTGCATGGGAAGGATTACTCGCTTCATGTCACGCAAAAATTGGGTGCTAAGATTGACTCGCAATTGGTCAAGGAAAAACTCGGCGAGATTGCGTATCATCAATGCAAAGTACCAACGCAGTATAAACAAATACAAGCTATGCCTTTATCGGAAAGCACAGTTTCAAGAAACAAAAAAGCTACGATAGATGAAGTAGCTGATTTCAGAATTTCTGCATAGTTCCAATGATGCCTATGTAGAAAACTAATTGTCAACTTTAGTTCAGTCGACAATCTTGGGGGCGATACCTACTCGCCCCTTTTTTTATGTCCATTTCCATTACCCATTGATTAGCCCTTATGTATAGTAGTATAGTATAGGTACACAGGAGGTTGCTGTGGGGTTGCTGAACAGTTCCTGTCAAGTCAAAAGTTATCCACAAGAAAGAAATAAAGTTGTTGAGTATAGAATAAAATGGGAGTAAGAAGGTAGGTAGAAAGGAGAAATCAAAATGCCGAATAATGATGACTACTTATCAAGACAATTATCAGCAGTTAATAATGCCTTTGGTGTTCAAGCAGTTGGAGATCAACCTGTTACAGAACAAAGTCATGTTGATAATATTAATTGGAAAGCTTTGTACAAAGTTTTAGAGTCTGAAGTTGAGAGCATAATACTAGACCCTAACGCACCACGATATGTTAGCGAATGGGGTCAAGGTGTTATGGCTAAGCTAAGAGAAAAACTACCGAGATAACTTAATTCCTTAAGGATCGGCGAGGGGGCTATATAGCCCCCTTTTTTTATGCCATCTCACCAGCAGCCAGGCAGCTTCGCAGCCAGTTCTTCCCAGGCAGCAGGTACTCACCTGACATACCTTCATCTACAACATCTAGGTACTTAGATTGCCCAACATACTACATATGGTTTTCCACGCACCCCCACCCAACCCAATTTGCCCCCTTGCGTGTGAGTGTGTCTAAAGGCAAAGTTTTACACAAACAGAAAGTAT